GTTTCTTCATTTCCATCAATGACTAATATTAACCCTTGTTCAATTGCTGTTGGGTTATTTAACCACACATCGTGATAATGATGACAATCTTTTAAATATTCAAGTGGAATAGTTTCTCCCAGGCGACTCCGCTGTTTTACGCGCAAATCACAAATCTCTGGTTTAGTTCTAATATAAACTATTTTTAAATCTTGAAAAATAGTTTGAAACTCATTAAACATGTTCAAATAAATTATATATTCAATAAGGCTCATTTTGTTAGCCTCATATAGACTTTTTGCGAATACAAATTTGTCTGTATAAACGGAGCGTTCACTAATAATAACATCATAATCTTCTTTTAGTGCTTCCTTCAATAAAGACAAACGACTAGTATATGCCATTACTTGAAACGCAAAACTATAGCGCTCATTATTTTCATAAAAATGCGTAATAATACTTTTTCCGTTAGCATCTCCAATTGATTCCCAACTTGAAACTGGTTCTTGTAAAAAGCAGATTTTACAAGTATTGCCTTTTGACGCGCAATAATTAGCAAGGTTTTTTTCCAAATAACGCATAACGCTTGATTTTCCAGAACCAATATTTCCATCAATTGATACAATAAGAGGCGGCATTAAAATGTATAAAGTTTTTATATATATTTGTTTAAAATAAAATTTATAACCTAATCAATTTTATTTTAGTAAAAGCTAGAAAATTATTAATAATAAAAATATTTTTAATATTATATATAATTACGTAACCAATCTTCGGCCAAGAATTTGGCATCATCACTATAATAAAATTTAATTAACTTACGTAGTCTCTGTGTTGGTTCGCTATTTAAACGTTCATCTGATAAATCTTGGTCTCGCGTAGTAATTTTTTCCCAACTATTTCTAAATTTCTGTAAATTCTTTATTAACTCTTCGCGCGTCATTGAACTTATTGGTTTACTAATTGGTTCATACATTCCCTTATAATTAGTAATTGGTTTATTAATTCTATCTTGTATGAGTTTTGTTGCTTTTATTTTTTGACCTTTATCTAATAAATTATAAATTAATTCTAAATCATTGCTTTCAATTGTTGCCCGCCGCAATCTAAATAACTTTTGAGCCATCGCTTCTTTTGAACCATTAAATGATGCGTCATATTTTTTTAGTAGTTGTCTTAATTTATCTACCGAAATGTCATCTTTTTTGCTTTTTTTTATTGTATATTTTTTTGTTTTATTTTGATTATTTCCTTTAATTATTTTGTATAGTGAATATTTTTTTGTTTTATTGTTTCCTTTAATTATTTTGTATATTATATTTTTCTTTGTTTTTTTTGTTTTTTGTAATTTGTTTTCATTTAGTTTAGACCACCGCTTACTATTTTTTGTTTGTATTATGACCCACATATTACCATCATTGCCTCGCTTTTTTGTTCCTAATGTAAAGTCATTAGCACTTTCTGATGGTGCTTGTCTTGTTGTCATTATTTATATATTATAAATAACATAATAAAAGAAATTTAAAGAAAAACATTATAGCAAATAATTATTAAGTAATAACATTTAAATATTAATTACTCTTAACTAATAATTAATAATTATTAATTTTTATTTGAATTATGGAGTTTATTATTAGAGAGAATATTATTCCTTTTACAAATATAAACTTAGCTCTATTTATTTTATGTTATTTTAAACCTTACAATAATTATATAAATTATAATTATTTATATAGTATATGTTATTGTTGGAATTATATAATTTTTTTTACATTTAATGGGGCATATTTTATAGATAATACAACTTTTAAGAGAATGGCTATTAGAAAAAGACTTTCACTCCCTATTTTTCATATTGGAAATATGATTTTACATAACTTACCATTTTTATATGTAAACATTTATATACCTGATAGCGTTACATTATATCATTCATTAACGGCATGTTTAACTAATTTATTATGGTGTTATTGGGCAACATTTGGAACATTTGATATTGAGCATGTTTATGTGTATATGAAAAAACGTGAGCAAATAACTTTATATATTATAAATATCACCTCAATACTTTATAATCCTTTGATTTACCATAGTAATAAATATATAAGAAATAATTTTGTGTATATATAATATTTAAAAAAATAATATAAAGATTACTGGGCAAGTTTAATTAATAGATTATAGCAATCTATTCATTTTTTAAGCATTGGTGCCCGAGTGGTCTAAGGGGTGCGACTCAAGTTCGCATGGTGAAAACCTCGTGGGTTCGAACCCCACCCAATGTAATCATTTTATGTTTTAGTTTTAGTTTTTTTATAAAATATTTTTATGAAATATTTGATAAAAAAAATATTAAATTATTTAATATAATATTTAATTATTTAATTTTTAATTAATTAATTGAAATGTCTAAATATAGGTCTTAAACTCATTTGACGTCTTAAACGAGGTGGTTCACTATTAGAATTACGTGGAGTTGGCGGAGGTGTAGTGACGCAAGATTGACTGCGTTCAACTTGTGTAAATGCGGTATTCATTCTACTTTTTTGCCTATTTACAACATTGCCAACCGATCTATATGCTGACATACATTGTTCTTGTGTTTCACTATAATTAATGGCATGAGTTGGTAAAATACCAATTTTTGATGCTTCTAAAATAGCATCTTGATTAGCACCTAAATAAAGTAATTCAATATTATATGATTTTTGTGCGCTGTCAATAAGTTTTTTTAAAGATTTCGCATCAAATTTTATACTACAATTTTCACAACCATCTGTAGCAACATAAATTAAACATTTGTCATAACAAGTTGGGTTATGAAGTTTTTTTTCCATAAAATAAGTAAGTGTGGAACCAATAGCATCATATAACGCTGTTTGTCCTCGTGGAACAAATTGTCTTAATTCGATTGGTCTAACCTCATTAATATTTAATGATCTAATTAACATTTTTTCTTCATGGTCAAATAATTTAATAGATACATTTACTTGCTCATTTGGTTTTAAATCTTGCTTAATAACTTCAAGCGAAGAGTTTACTCCACCAATAGTATCTTGCTCTTTACCACACATAGAACCCGAACGATCAATAATCGCAACAACTTCTTGGATAAATAGTGCCATAATATATAATATTAATGTTAATAATAAATTAAATAAAATAAGCAATCAATTTTTTTTGTTAAATATTTTTAAATAAAAAAATTATTATGCAAAAAAAATTGATTACATATTTATTTTTATTGCTAATCAATACTCAATACTAAATATTCAATAAAAAATGTTAAAGCAACAAATGCTAATTGAAAAAACTAATTATGAACCCCATCTTAATATTGAATTAATTACAGGAGCATTTATAGAAAATAAATTTAAAAACATATGTGCGCAAACTATTTGTGATGCTTATGTTAATGAAAGTTTAATAATTGAATATTTGAAATATAGATTGGCTAAAGATCCTGAAACATTTACAGATATACTATTTACTATAGATTTACCATTTGTTCAAGGTTATATTGAACATATAAAACAAGTTAGTATAACCTGTGAAGATATTCCTGTAATAACTTATGTATATAATACACTATTGCGTGAACCAGGAGATAAGGAACTATGGCCACACGATAAAGCCTCGTTAATCCTTGATAAAATACAATGCTTCTTTGATATTGATGAAGACAAATTAGCAAATGAATTAGTAGAAGTAATAAGTGAAATTTATTATAATACATTGTTTTAAAGCATAAAGCATAAAGCATAAAGCTAAAAAATTAAATAAAGTGATAACAATTTTTAGAGCAATAATAAAATTTGCTTTGTTTCTTGTAAAAATCATCTTGTAGTTTATATTTTTTATTACAAATATGACATTTTATGTTTGTTAAATTATTAACATAGACTATTACATCTTCATTTAAGAGGACTATTTTAAATTTAGAATTTTTTGATTTTAATTTTAAAAACATTACAAAAATAATAGTAATAATATATTTATATAATTTTTATAATGTATTATGTGGCAAATTTTTCTTCTATTTTTGTTATAAATAATTCTAAATTTGTTTTTAATAATGTGGATGTTGAACATAATGCTTTTAATGTATTTCTTTTAGAACCTGACTTTTTATCATATATTAAATAATATTTGTTGGCTTGTGATTTGTGTTTTCTAATGCTAATATATTTTGGCAATAGTATTGAATTTTTATTATTTTGTAAAATATTAGAAACTGGTTGTGGTTGTTTGCTTTTTATAAATTCTTCATCGCTCTTTATAAATTCTTCATCGCTCTTTATAAATTCAGCATCGCTCTTTATAAATTCAGCATCACTTTTTATAAATTCTTCATTGCTTTTTATAACTTGTTTTGTTTCATTATTTTTCTTATAATGTTCATATTCTTCTTCAATAATTAATAACATTTTTTTAATTTCTTCTAATTTTTCTAATATATTTATTTTATTTGATTTTGATGATACATATAATTTATTATGTATATTGTGAGGATGTTTTTCTATTTTAAAATATTCTCTATAGCATTTATTTTTTTGGTCATAACATTCTTTATAATAATTAACATAAATAGGTATACTAGATTGATCTAAATTAGCAGGTAATTTTACAGCATTATGCTTTCTTTCACGTTTACCTTCTTCTTTTGTTATTGTAATATTTGATAAATCATTCATTTATACTAAATTAATACATTAAAATATTACGGATTTTGTTAAATATAACCAAAATAAAATTCCTACTATTGCCTTAGTAGTTAAGTCTAACATATTGTATCCTATTAGTTTGGTTGCTTCATTTGTTTGATAAAATACTCCGTATAATGACCATAAACCTACATATAACCAAAAAATAAATTTTGATTGATATGTTACTTTCAATGATGTCATAAAAAGTTTCCAAATAGTTCCAAATGTTAGAAAAAAGAATATAAATCCTATAAAATTTGCCAAAGTCCTATTTAGTAAACCTATTTCCCCACTATATCCAAAACCCAACATCAAAAGATTAAAAAATAAGACCAATAAAAATGGTTTAAATTTTACTTGTATTTTATTTTCATAACCCAATAACATAGAAAGTGCTAATAACATAAAAGGAGTAGTAATTACCCAATCAGAATAACGCATATTATTAATTTTTTCTAAAGGTAGATCGTCAACCAAATTAATGTTTTTTTCTTTTACTAATTCATTTTTTGACTGATCATTCTTTTTTGTTTTATTTATTTGCTCTATAAATAATCCATAAAAATAACCGGCAATAACCGAAATACAAGTTTCTAAATTCAAAATATGGCGAACTTGTGGGATTGGACTTCGTAATGCTTCAATAAACGTAATTACAGAAGTAGTAATTAAAAAAATATATGTAATATAAAAACTATTTATTACTAAAGATGTGTTCATAGTATAGTAATGTATTAATATGTTATAATATAATATAATATAGCATAATAAAGTAATAATATTTTATTGATTATTCAATAAAAAATTATTAAGAAATTATTAAAAAACTAAAAAAACTGAAAAATAACTAAGCAAAATTATTTAATTCGAGTAAGCTAGACCACCCATACCCGACATAATGCGGAGGACGTTGTAGTTGACAGCATAAACGCGAACTTTAGCAGTGCTTACACCTGAAACGGTGGCATTAGATAAAACTAATTGTAGAGTGGCATTGTCAATTCGCGAGAAGTTGCATGTGCCGGATGGTTGGTGTTCTTCTGGTCTTAGGGCGAACGAGTAAACATTAATGCCGGTGTCTGGCGCACGAGTGTGGTGCTGGAATGGTTGGACTAAGTCGAAATATGTGCCTTCACGCTCCGAAAATCTGTCTTGGCCATTTAATTGTAATTTGGCAACAACAACTGGATTTTCACCCCAGCAGTGCATATCTAAGGCAGTTTCGGCTAAAACGAAAGTGCCAGCATCCGAAACGCCCGAGTCGGTTGTGCTACTAGTAACCCAGCCGGTACCGCTTACGGTAACATCATTGGCAAATGGGTCTTGGAATAGTCCACTGGTATTAATATAGCCATTACCACTATTTCCAGATGATCTTGTATTAGTTCTACCACCAAAAGCATGAACCGCGTTTGGTAAAGCATCATAAGCATCTGTGTAGTTGAATGGTTGAGCACCTAATAATCTATTTAAATTGTGGCCGGTTGTTGTAGAAGCACAATAATCAACATTTGCATCTGGTTGAACAACCCAGATTAGTTCTTTGCAAGGATGATTTAAATTTAATTTGATTTTGTTTGATGACGAACCAACCGATTCATCGCCGGTGAATTGTAACTGCTCAATTAAATATTCGTGTGGGTTTTGGGCCATGCGTCTGCGCTCATCAGTATCTAAGAAAATGTAATCAACAAATAAAGACGCGGCAGCTAGCGATTGTTTGTATGCGTTAGTAATTTTTACACCATCGCCATCAATTTTGCTTACAGCCCATAAGCATTCTTCAATATTGCGAATGTCTAAATTGATTTTTACTTCGTGGTATTGTAAGGCAATTAAAGGTAAAGCTAAACCTGGATTACGGCAATACCAGAATTGTAATGGAACATATAAGGTTGTTTCAGGTAAAGCATTGCGTGGGGCGCAAACTTGACGAACACCAGTTGCCGAGCAAGGGCCATCAACATCCGAAAACTCTGGGTCGCAAACATATGTTAACTGGGTAGTATTACCAATCATTTTATAGTAACCACGTTCTTGTTCTTTTGATAGAGTTAATTGGCACCAAATGTGCATCCAGTCGCCATATTGACGATCAATTCGCTGACCACCAATTTCAACTTCAACTTGTGAAATTAATTGCTCGCCAGGGAAGTCTAACCATCTAGCATATACATGGTCGGTGGGATTTTTTAAGCTTTGATTGATTTCAGGAAGAGTAATCTGTAAATAGGTGCGGTAAGCTAAATCGCCATTGCGTGAAATAGTGCATGTTACACGGCGACCAAAATCAGCTTGACCATTGAAAGTTTGTTCAATTGACTCCATCGCGAAGTTAGTATGACGACGATAAGTTACTTTCCAAAAGGTAATTTGAGGATTACCTGTTAAATAAACATCTTGAGCGCCATAGGCGACTAATTGCATTAATCCACCAGCCATTTTTTTATAATATTCCTAAAGAAAAAAAATTTTTGAAAATTAATTAAATTAAATTAAATTAAATTAAATTAAATTAAATTAAATTAAATTAATTAATTAATTAAATAATTAAATAATTAAACAATATTATTATATAAATTTTTACTACATTAAAAATATAATCTTTCATCAATGAAAAAATTTAATACTATTAAAACAACATTGGATAGCAAACATAATGAAATAATAAAATCTTTTAAACATAATGAAGAAGTAGTTATTCCTAAATATTTAAAACAAATTGAAAAACTTGAATTAATGATAAATAAATCCAAAAAAAAAATGGATTTATTAGAAACTATAAATAAGTATAAAAATATTATAAAATCTCTCAAAGAAAAAGAAAAAAATTATTATTTAAACAATTCTAAATATATATTTGATTATTTTGAAAATAAAAAGAATATATCCACAAGTGATTCATTTGAAAATTCAGACAAAAATAATA